CGGTGCATTCGAGATCCCGCGGGAGGACATAGCGGATGCGGAATTCGTGGTTACCGTGGCGCGCGATATAGCGGTGCTTCGGCAGCGCCGTCGCCATCGCGTAGACGATCGGGACATCCGTGGTGCCGGCGAGATGCAGCGTGCCGCCGTCGACGCCGACGACCGCCGCCGCGTGGCCGAGGATGTCGCGGCACTCGAGGAGCGTTGTCTTCTCGCGCATGTCGAGACAGCGCTCGAGGATTTCCGGGTCGAGCATCTGCGTCTGCTCGCGGATCACGATCGGCTTCATCTCGCCCCGGACTTCGGTTTGCGTATGGCTCGTCTTCGTGCCAACAATCACCGGGCGGTAGCCTTTCTCCAGGCACCACGACATGATCGGCCCCATCACCGATGCGTGAAAGAGTTTGTTGTCGCTCGTCGCGCCGACCGGGAAGACTACGTAGGGTTTCGGTTTTCCATCAGCATCCACGCACAGCACCCGCGGCCCGAGCGGCGCCTTCGTGAGATAGCTGCGCTGCTCCATCGACTCGGGCTGCGCGTTGATTAGGAAATTGTACGCGTAGTCGACCATGTGGACGCGGCAACGTGTGTGCGTGTTGTGGAGCGCCGTGTTGAGCGAGCTATGGAAGATGCCAATCGCGTTGCGCGACTTGCGATCCCTCGGCAGATCCATCAGGCTGCGAAACTCGAACTCGCCATATGGCGCGAGCAGATGCTTGTGCAGATCAATCTGCCAGGGGGGCATCCACAGAATGAACTTCATCGTCGGATACATCTGGCGAATGAATGCGACCGGCGGAAGCGACGTAATCATGTCGCCCAGGGCACCGTGCGGGAAGACGAAATGCTGCTCATCGTGCGAGACTACCTGCTTGCCGTCGCGATACATCATTCCCTTCCGTCGAGGAGTGCCCACAACTGCTCGGGCGAGAGCTTCGTGTGATATTGAATACGTAGCCACACTTCACGCCGACCTTCGGCCAGCGTCGACTCGCGATCGCTCGAATGCCAGGTGGACGAGTGCGCATAGCAGTAGGTCGCGAGATCGCGCAGGACTTCCTCGGCGAGCGGTCCTTGGAACGTCTTGCGGTAGGCGTACTGCCTGCGATGAAGAAACTGCTTTGCTTTCTCAATAAGTTCGTTCAGGCTGGTTTGCCTCCAAGTTGTTTGCCGCCAATTTGTTTGGCTACGGACGCCATCGCCGGCGCCGCATCGACCATTTGCTGAGTCTGTGCGTTTTGGGAGCGGGAGGAACGACGAGCCTGAACATCTTCGAGGGTGCGCGTCCATGAAGTCGGAGCGCCTTGGATGTCCAGTATTTCCGGCATGGCAGTGTCGAAGTCGAACCAATCCAACGGTTCCATATCTCCGGTCATTTTTGCGTAATTGCCAGCCGTGTCGAGAGCGCGCATGAAGCCTGACGCCTTCTCGGAGCGCGCCATCCGAGAGAGCGGGTTGTCGTATTCGATGCGATACTCGACCTGGTAGTCGATGAGAATCTGCGGCATCTTCGGCAGCAACCCTTGCACGCCGAGAAGCTGGATCTCGCGCTCGATCATCGGCCCCAGGAACTCCGAGGACATGCGCCCTGATGTGGGCGCGAGCAGCATGCCTTTCTCTTTGGCGCGCTCGAGCACTTCGGTCGCCGTCATCTGCGGCGTGTCGATCAAGATCTGGAATAGCGTGATGAGGAAGGCATCGTGAATGATTGCCTTCTCCATGTCCATCGTCTTTTCGTTGATGGACAAGTTGCCAGTCGGCAGGACGTCGATCAGCCGCTTGCCATCCTTGCTGATACCGCCTGGATTGAGCGCGCCGGCCTTCATGCTGAACGAGCCAAGGTTGCCGTCGTCGTGCGCGAGGAGCACCGGCTGGAGCGTGCGGTGGGCCTGCTGGATGTGCCCCTTCTTCTGCTCGTTCAAGAGCTTGATCGAAGGCAGCACCCATTGCCCCGGGCCGCGGCCGTACGTCTCGCCGCTCGCCTGGGTGTAGCGCGTCACCGCATAGGGAAACTTACCGAAGCCCGACTCACGCAGGAGATCCTGCGTCTCGACCAGGATGTACACCGACGCGTAGGGCATGCCCTTCGGGTCGACGCGTTGCGGGTCGTAGTCTTCGCGCGGGAAGACGCAATGCAGGACGTCGTGCTTTTTGTCCATCATTGCCGCATTGCCGGCCATGTCTTTCATCGCCTGCGGCACCGCATCGCCTTGTGCATTGAACTTCTGCACGATCTGGCGCGCGGTCATCGGGAAGACGCGATAGATCGTGTCGACGATGTTCGCATGATTCTCGACGAAGTACGCTTCGCCAAGGTGGATGTTCCGGTAGCGCAGCCCGCGCGACTTCTCCGGCTGGTCGATGAACAGGATGCCGTTTCCGTACACCCCGAGCGAGAGGTAGACTTGCTGGCTGTTGCCGACGAAGTTCGCCACCGGACGATAGCGGTAGTCGTGCAGGGTTTGTGCAAGCGCCTCGAAGAACAGCTTCACGGCGCGGTTTTTTTGCAGGATCGGGTCGATGGCCTTGAAGCGCTCCCACACGGCGCCCTGCGGCGTCGCGATCGACTCGATCACGCTCATGAACTTCTGAGCGGCAAGTCCCGCCGTCGCATCGAACTGGAGTTGAGTTTTCTTCTCGCCCTCGGCGCGATTGGCAAGCGGCCCCTGGAAAGAGTTGCGGTGCGCCGGGATGATCCGGTCGGCCGCTTCCTCCCACTGGCCGTTCCAGTTGCCGCGGTCGCTGCGAAGCGTGCCGAGCCGCTGGATATGGAACTGAGTGAAGTCGCTCACTCTAGCCCAGGATCTTGCGAGCCTGGCCGGCGCGCCTGTAAGCTGAAGTGAATCCGAGAAGATCCGCGTCGTTGCCGGTGCGCGTTGCGCCGGCTGCGCGAGCCTGACTGGAGTAGTCTTGACTGCGCGTATCGAACTGCACCGGGTCGAGCGGAGTGTTGTCGACCGGAGGCGGCGGATTCTTTTTCTTGTCGGCGTCGGTCTTGTTCCAGCCGAACGCGGCTTTCGCCGCCGGGTCGGCGTTCAGCTTCACGTTTTGGATATCAGGGCTGCTCATTTTCCGCTCCTCACTTTCGCTTGCATTCCCTTCACGCGCGGCCCGCGCTTCTGGCGCATGCGCTCGAGCATGAAGAATCCGGCATTCAACGAGCTTACCGTCCCTTGCGTGATCTCGTCCGTTGCGAGGAAGGCTGCGACACGCGTGGCAACTCGCGTCGCGCTTTGTGCCACCGGCTTCTTCAACGGCCCGCTCGGCGCGATGCCGACTTCCACCGGGCCTTTCTCGCCTAGCATCACAGGCCGAGATCACTCGACGCGGCCCGCGCCTTCACTCGTTTCATCTGTTCGTCACGCGCGATCACGCCACCGCCGATGATCGTCGCGCCGCGCCCGGTCGACTTGGCTTCCGCGATTGCGTTATCCGACGCAATTTGTCGCTGCCTGATCGCCTCGGGATCGTCCATTGGCGAGCGCGGCGGCGTGACAGGATTCGGGATGTTGACGCTGGACATGTGTTTCTCCCTGACAGTGTATCAGTCGCGATCGAAGAAGGCGCTTTTCTCCACACCATCAGCGATGTAGACCCGGCCTGCCTTGCGCTGGTCATTCCTCGGCGGGTTCACTTCGAAGGTGCAGGCCAGGGCGTCGGCGTCATCGGGTGAGGCCACGCCGCGCCTTTGCATATCGTCCTTCGTCTCGAGGATCTTCTTCGCCTCCTCGCGAAGCGACCAGCGCCAGCCGCGGTCGGTCAGTTGATGCGAGAGCGACCCTTTCTCGCCTGAATCCTTCTCGATCATCCCGCCGGGCAGCCAATCACGCACCTTCGCCCAAAGCTCGATCGCGTGGGTCGCGTACTCGCTATCCTTCCCCGCGTGCGCGCCATCGCCGAACTTCACCTCATGCAAGCGGCCATTCGTCCTCTTTCGCTTCAGGATGTCGATGACGCCGGTGCCCATGCCAAAGTCGACACAGATCGCGTCGGGCTTGAACTTCTGGTCGAGTGACAGCACGGCTTCGGCAATCTGCACATTGTCCTTCCCGTACCACGAGCCGTGCGTCGCCGGCCCGCACGCATCGCGCGCATTGCGGCCCTGCCGAAAGCGCCACGACGTCTTCCCGCGCGGCGCCGGGTCGACGCCGAGGATCAGCGGCTCGCCGTAGTCCTGCATCAAGGCATTCTGCTGCGCAGCGCGCACCGCGTCCCACGGGATGAACTGATCCTCGGAGGTGCGCGGCGGCAGCCCCATGATCTCGACGCGCACGAAGTCCGAGTCGATGCCGTAGCGCTTGATCTGATCTTCGACGACCGCCTGGTCGACGTCCTCCATGCCGCGCGTCGAAAGCGTTCGCCTGTCCCACCCGGCGCCGATCTTAGGATCGTTCAGGATTTCGAAGAAGCGCCCCTGCCGGTTTCGCGTCTGCGACGCCGCGCACCA